TCGACATCGATCAAGCTAAAGAGATGGAAGATTTAACGCCAGATGGTAACGATTCAGAGATGGAAGAAGAAGATACAGAAGAAGAAGATCTACTAGATAACGAAACCGAGTTAGGACTATAAATGGAACTAGAAAACATACACTTAACCTTTGCTAGCCAAATTGAATCTAGCGATGCCGGCCGTAGATTAATTTCTGGGGTCGTATTGCCATTCAACACTATTGGCAATACCTCAGCTGGCCCGGTTCAATTTAATTCTGGATCTGTAGAGATCCCAGATGCTAAACGTATTAAATTATTAGCGCAACATTCGCAAAATGATCCAATCGGTAGAGCACAAAGCTTTCAAGTTACCCAAGATGCAATTTACGGAACTTTTAAAATTTCTGCATCTCAAAAAGGTAATGATTATTTAATCATGGCCCAAGAAGAATTAATTTCATCTCTGTCTATTGGAGTTGACGTTATTAAAGCTAAGAAGAATGCCGATGGTGTGCTAGTCGTATCAGCTGCCAGAATGGTCGAAGTGTCTTTGGTCGAGAGCCCGGCTTATCCGGATGCAATCGTAACCAAAGTAGCCGCTAGCGAAGGCGATGCGGTAGAAGAAAACCAACCCAAACAAGAAAGCGAGGCTATCTTGGACAACAAAGCTCCAGAGCCAACCGAAGAAAAGGCAGAGGCAGCTACTCCAATCGTAGAAGCATCTCGCCCAGTAACATCTACTCCGTTCATCTCTACTACTGTACGTTCGCCTATCAATGATTTTGCGAGCTACACAGAGCACAAAATTAAAGCTGCTCTAGGATCAGATGAATCACGTCTATTTATTTCAGCTGCGGATGATTCATTCTCAACTAACCCAGCTTTTAACCCTACTCAATACCTAAGCGAATTCGTAACGAATACACGTTTTGGAACTCCTACAATCGATGCATGTAGTCAAGGAACTCTGCCTAGCGTTGGTATGACCATAAGCGTTCCATCATTGGTTACTTCAGCAGCTGGCGGAACTGGTGTAGCTCCAGTAGTTACAGTAGAAGCCGAAGCCGGTGCAGTACAAAATACCGGAATGGAAACCGTCTATCTGAATGGAACTGTCCAGAAGTATTCAGGCATGAATACGCTATCTGTGGAGCTCCTAGAGCGCAGCGGATATCCTGGCTTTTACTCAGAGTTGACCCAGCAATTACAAAATGCTTACTTAACTGCAATCGATACAGCTGCACTTACAGCACTTCTAGCAGCTGGTTCATTCGGTACTGCGGAAACAGCAGATTCAACAGGTATCATCGATTACACTTCAGAAGCTTCAGCTGCAATCTACAAAAATACAGGTTACTTCGCACAGAACTACATTGCTAACCCAGCGCAGTACCAAGCTCTATTAGGTGCTACTGATACAACTGGTCGCCCGATTTACAATGCGATCCAACCAATGAACGCAGCTGGACAAGTACGTCCATCATCTATTCGTGGAAATGTATTAGGTCTTGATCTATACGTAGATAAGAACTTCTCACAAACTGCATTCGATGATAGCTCAGCTGTAATCTTGGCTCCAGAAGCTTTCACCGTTTACCGTAGCCCTCAGGCTTACATGAGCGTAAACGTAGTAAGCAATCTACAGGTTCAAATTGCTATCTACGGATTCATGGCAACGATCGCTAAAATGCCATACGGAATCGTCAAATACGCAAAGATCTAAAACACAATAAGGAATCCTCTAGGGTTTAGTAGCCCTATCCCTAGGGGAGCTTTTTAGAAAAGGAGTAAAGAGAATGCCAGCTACTTACGTAACTGTCGCCGAGCTGAGGGCCAATCTTGGCATAGGTACTCTTTACTCCGATTCTGACGTGGAATCTGTGTGCCAAACAAGTCAGGACCTTCTCAATAGTTATCTGTGGTTCGACTTTGCTCCAGTAGTAGGCGCAACGATAAGTAATAACGTAGCGACAGTAATGCTTGCTAATCCAGGACTATTCGTTACCGGAGAATCTGTAACGCTAGCTGGATGCGGTGCTACCTATAACGGCACTTACACAATTACCGGCACGGTGCCATTCTCTAGCGGTACTAATAATATTCTGCCTATGCTTTGGTGGCCGTGGGCATGGCAAAACTGGCCTAACGGTTATTCTTTTATTCAATTTACAAAAACTGCGGCCGATGATAACTTTCATCGAATCGTGCCATACGGCACGGCTACCGGGCCAGATACAAAGACAGCCACTTACGCTAATACGCCGGCTATCCGTCAGGCGGCGATGATATTAGCTGTAGATATATGGCAAGCCCGGCAAGTATCCCAAACAGGCGGAGTAGGAATGGATGGGTTTACGCCTAGTCCATACCGTGTCGGTTACCAGCTTATAAATCGGATCAGGGGCCTTATACAGCCATACGCTAATCCTTCTTCTTTGGTGGGATGATGCCAGTAGCTATAACTACCCTTCGATCCACAATCGCCACAGCTCTTACAAATAACGGAGTATGGAGCACGTTCGCTTTTCCGAGCCCAACTTTATTGGCTAATTCTGTAACGGTATTGCCAGGCGATCCTTATTTACAGCCTACGAATGAAGGCTATAACACTATTGCGCCACTAGCTAACTTTCGTATTCTAATGGCCGTACCTGCCCTAGATAACCGAGGTAACTTAGCCGGTATAGAAGATTTTATCGTAGCTGTGTTTAATAAACTAGAAGCAAGCGCACTATCTTATAATGTTACTAGCGTATCTACTCCATCTATTACAGATGCGGCAAGTGGAGCACTTTTAACAGCTGAACTTAATATATCAATCCTCACGAGTTGGAGCTAAAATGTCTGATCTACATGATATAAACGAAAATAATTTTCTGGCCCGAATCGGTCAGATTAAGCAAGAAGAAGTAAAAACTAAAGCTGCGCCAGCAGAGAAAGAAGAAGAATAATGGCCGTACAATTACAATCTACCGTCGGCGTTAAGATCAACTCTGTTGATATCAGCGACCACGTATCAAGTGCAACACTTTCACAGATCTTCGACGAGCTGGAAATCACCAGTCTTGGAGATGCTTCTCATAAATTCGTAAAGGGCCTAGAAGCTTCTACTTTAAGCCTAGACTTCTTTAATGACTTTGCAGCTTCACAGGTAACACCTACCCTTCAAGCTGCCTACGGTACTACCGTTACAGCTGTACTAATCCCAGTAAAGGGAACCGCAGTAGGAGCCGCTAATCCTTTATACACCGTCTCAATTTTGGTTAATAATTTAACCCCTATTGCCGGAGATGTAGCAAGCATTAACGCATCTTCAATTACCTTTACATGTAATTCGACAGTAGTACAAACAACTACAGGAACCTTCTAAGGAGAATATAACTAATGGCAAAGCTAAAAATTACAAGGGCTAACGGAGAAGTAACGGAACACCGTATTACTCCGGGAATTGAGTACGCCTTCGAGTTGGTTCATAAGGCCGGTATCTCTAAGATTTTGCGGGAGACAGAAAAACAAACAGAAATCTTCTGGCTTGCGCATGAATGTTTACGCAGATCTGGAGTTACCGTGCCTACCTTCGGTCCGGAATTCGTCGATTCTTTAGAATTGGTCGAGGTACTCGAAGAAAAAAAATAGCTATTAGTCGGAGTTCGATGGCCTATCTGATCGCAAAGCTCAGCGTAGAAACCGGGATTCCGCCTAGAGAATTTTTAGAAATGGATGACGAGATGTTACGTCATATCATCCAGGTATTTAACGATAGAGCAAAGGAGATGAACGATGCCAGTAAACGTAACCGGCGTTAAGCAACTCCAGAAGGCTATGCGTGCTGTAGATGATGATTTATTTAAAGAAATGAATACCAGTATAAAAGCCGTCATGCTTCCGATCAGAGATAAGGCTAGAGGATTCCTACCTCGGCAAGATGAAGTTTTAAGTGGATGGGGTAGGCCTACGGCTTCTGTCGCTACTGCCAATTACCGGGCATTTCCGGCTTATGATTATCAAACCGCTAAAACTGGTATTAAATATAAAGCCGGATCTAATAAACGTAATCGTAATGGCTTCTCGGTTACTAATTACGTATCTAACGAATCTGCTCCCGGTGCTATTTTTGAAACCGCCGGCCGTAAAAACCCTAGAGGAACTACAGGCGGAGCATCTTTAAACCCTAATGCTTCTATTCA